AAACGCAGTACATAGGCATATTAAAAGGAGAACTATTATGGCCACATTAGCAGAAATTCGTGCAAAACTACAGGCACAAGAAACACGTTCAAATGGCGGAGACCGCCCCGTTGGTGACAACGCAATCTATCCATTCTGGAACCTAGAGCAAGGTAAAGAATCCACAGTCCGATTCCTGCCGGATGGCGACTCAAACAACACATTTTTCTGGGCAGAGCGCCTAATGATTAAACTGCCATTCGCAGGTATCAAAGGTGAGACTGACAACAAACAAGTTCAAGTACAAGTTCCATGTATGGAAATGTATGGTGAGGCTTGTCCGATCCTTTCAGAAGTTCGCGGTTGGTTTAAAGACAAGAGTCTTGAAGAGCAAGGTCGTAAGTACTGGAAGAAACGTAGTTACATTTTCCAAGGCTTCGTTGTTGAAGACGGCTTGAAAGAAGAAAGCCATCCAGAAAATCCAATCCGTAGATTCATTATTGGCCCACAGATTTTCCAATTGATCAAGTCAGCATTGGTTGATCCAGAGTTGGAAGAATTGCCAACTGACCTAGCACGTGGCGTTGACTTTAAATTAGTCAAGACCAGCAAAGGTGGATACGCAGATTATTCTACATCAAAGTGGAGCCGTCGTGAGCGTCCTCTTACTGATGCAGAACAAAACGGTATCAAGGCACATGGATTGTTTAACCTACAAGACTTCTTGCCTAAGAAGCCTACAGATGTAGAAATTCGAGTTATCAAAGAAATGTTTGAAGCATCAGTCAACGGCGAGCCGTTTGACAAAGAAGCCTGGGGACAGTACTTCCGTCCAGCAGGTATGGGACAAGTAACTGGTGATCCTAACAAAGCCACAAGTGGGCCAGTTGCAGATCACAACATTGACCCAGATGATGTTCCAGCCAAGCCAGCGGCAACACGCCCTGCGGCTCCAGCACAAACTGCTCCAGCAAATGGTAGTGGTCGTGCAGAAGACATTCTTGCGATGATTCGCAATCGTCAAAAGTCTTAATCAATTAGAGTAAGTATAGAGGCAACACCTCTATACTTCTCACCACTATACGGAGAATAATTATGGCTAAAAAATTAAACAAACTTACTAAGGTAAATGAATCATTTACTGTTAATCGCTACGACAATGGTTTCATGATTGAAGTCGGTGGCCGTGACAGCGACAACGAATGGAAAAACTGCAAGATTTTGTGCAGTACAGAAGCAGAATTGATTGAAGTAATCAAAGAAGCACTATCAATGGAATTGGACTCTTAACATGGCAACTAAAGCGTTTGATTTATCAAAATTTCGTAAAACTCTGACAAAAAGTATCGATGGTCTTGGTGTCGGTTTTAATGATCCTACAGACTGGATCAGCACAGGCAACTATGCCTTAAACTATCTAATCAGTAGTGACTTTAACAAAGGTGTTCCACTAGGTAAGGTTACTGTACTAGCCGGAGAACCTGGTGCAGGTAAAAGTTATATCTGTTCAGTTAACCTTATCAAAGCCGCACAACAACAGGGCATTTATGTTGTGTTAGTTGACAGTGAAAACGCTCTCGACGAAGCATGGCTACATGCTTTGGGCGTTGATACTAGCGAAGATAAGTTGTTGAAACTTAACATGGCTATGATCGATGATGTAGCAAAGACTATCAGCGAGTTCATGAAAGAATACAAAACAATGGATGAAGCGACTCGTCCAAAAGTATTATTTGTCATTGACTCATTGGGTATGTTGTTGACTCCTACAGACGTTAATCAGTTCGAAGCAGGCGAAATGAAAGGTGACATGGGCCGTAAACCTAAAGCACTTACATCACTGGTTCGTAACTGTGTAAACATGTTTGGTAGTTACAATGTTGGTTTAGTTTGTACTAACCACACATACGCAAGTCAGGACATGTTCGATCCAGATGACAAAATTTCAGGTGGACAAGGCTTCATTTATGCAAGTAGTATTGTTATTGCTATGCGTAAATTGAAGTTAAAGACTGACGCAGACGGCAATAAGACTACAACTGTTAACGGTATCCGTGCGGCTTGTAAGATTATGAAGACTCGTTATGCAAAGCCATTTGAAAGTGTACAAGTTGAGATCCCATATGAAACAGGTATGAGTCCATACAGTGGTATGGTTGACTTGTGCGAAGCCAAAGGTATTTTGACAAAAGATGGCAATAGACTTAAATACACGTCAATAGATGGTACAGAAATTAAAATGTATCGTAAAGAATGGGACCGTAATGAAGAGGGTGGTCTAGACAAGATCATGCTTGAGTTCAATCAAACTATTGCCGCCAAAGGCGCAACTCCATCTATTGATCAAGACACTGGAGAAATTTTAGAAAATGTTGACTGAAGATAATATTATTGATATCTGGACTGGCTTAAAAGAGTTTTTCGACAAAAAAGCCATTGAAACTGTTGCAGGCAAGTATGTTGATATTCTTGCTGACAACGGAGTACAAGAACATGTATTCAAGGCAGCAATGGGCGGCGACGAAGATTTGGACGCCGCTATTGAGTACTATCTCGATGACAGCGATGGCGATGAAGACGAAGACGTTGATTATAGTTCAGAAAACTATGACTACGATGAGGACTAATGGGCTGGTATAACGAAGTCAGTAAGGACATAGGAAAAATTCCTGACGCTGTTCTCTTTTTTGAAAACGAATTAGAAGATGCACGTCAGGAAGTCCGTCTTTACGGCAATTTAGAAAAAGCAGCCGCAAGTATGCCCGGCACTGTCGAGCATAGATTTGGTCAACTTCAAGAGATTGAAGCCATACTAGAATATCTCAACATCGAATTGCGTAGACTTAAAAGTAGTTTTTTTAGAAAGTACTTAGAAGGTTACGCTCGTGCATTAAGTAGCAGAGATTGTGAAAAATATGTCGACGGTGAATCAGATGTTGTTGATATGGAAAAGATCATCAATGAATTTGCTTTGTTACGCAACAAGTGGTTAGGCATTACTAAAGGTTTAGATCAAAAGCAATGGCAAATTACTAACATCACTAAGTTACGTGTTGCTGGTATGGAAGACGCAAGAATATGATTATTACTAGATCCCAAGCACTACAAGATATATTTGCATATTCAGTAGTAGGTGCCAATGGAACATATATCGAAATTGGAGCAAATCATCCGTCTAAGCATTCTAATACATACGAATTAGAAGTCACGCATAACTACAAAGGATTTAGCCTAGAGTTAAACAAACGAAAATGGCAAAGTCGGTGGCAAGGGCAACCTGAAAGAAAAAATAAAATTTATTGGCAGGATGCTATCACATTTGATTACGTCGACGGTGCAACCACAAATGGTTTATCAAACGATATAGGCTATTTGTCTATAGATATCGAACCCCCAGCAAATACGTTTGCCGCTTTACAGACAGTAATAAATTCAGGAGTTACATTTAGATGTATTACTTTTGAGCATGATACATATCGTGTCGATGACACCGATTATAATGCTTTATCTAAAGAGTTTTTAAAATTAAATGGGTATAAGGTTGCTGTACACAATGTATACTACAAGGATCCTTTAAATCATTTTGAAACTTGGTTTGTAAGAAATGATGTAGATTTTCAAGAAATAGATTTTGAAGATTGGAAATTAAAAATCAAGGACGCATACCAGGAAATACAGTTCGTTTAAATTTTTGATTGTCTGCATCAATTGTTTCAAACAATTTTAAATCAAGCCCTAGTTGTTTTACAAGAGCATCTAGGGCTTTTGTGTCTTTAGGCAAACACATACCGCCGTACCCTCTTAGTTTATCATTAACGTCTAGATAGTCTGGGCTTGCTGTTCCTCTAATCAAGTAGGTGTCTTTAATTTTTTCGTAGTCTGCTCCAAGTCTCTGACAAATTTCATAGATAGCATTTGCAAATACTATTCGTGTTGCATTGAAGACATTGGAATAATATTTCAATACTTCGGCTTCTGTAGGAGTCATCATTACTGTATTTTTAGGAAAATAACCGTGGCTATTAACTACAACACGATATATTTCCTCGTCGTGACACCCGACTGCTAGTAAATTATGATTAACAACAAAATCTTCCACAGCACTACGCTCGCGTAAAAATTCTGGAACAAAGCATAATCTTAAATTGGTCTCGCCGATTAGGTGTTCTGTTGTTCCAGGTACACTAGTTGATTTAAGTGCAACAACACCAGCATACGCAAGTTTTTCTAAATCGTGAATAGTTTGACGAACAATGCTTAAATCGCAACTGCCATCTTCGGCTTCTGGTGTAGGCACACATACATAGACTATTTCAGTATCTACTACATTTTCAATGTTAGTATTATATTTCGGATCGTGTATAAACACTTCGTGATCTAATAATTCAAACCCTTTACGGCAAGCACTGCCAACAGCACCTACTCCTATTATACCTACTTTCATAAACTCTCCAGAGTTAATTTTATACCTTCTTCTAACGAAACTTTAGGTTCAAAATTTGTTAGTGTTTTTAATTTTGATACATTGCCTTCTCTGCGACTAACACTGCCTTGCGGTGCATCTTCTAATATTAAATCACCTGTAATATTACTCTGCTGACAAATTAGTTCTGCTATTTCTTTAATCGAACGTTCATCAGTAACACCAACATTTACAATTTGATTCTTACAATTATCATTAAACAAAATATTAACTGTAGCATCCACAGCATCACTAATATACATGAAACTTCGTGTGTTACTCCATCCTTTTAATGACAAGTCGCCTTGCTTTGCTCTAGCAAAAAATTCTGGAATAAAATGATCAATTTGGCCAGGACCATAAATGTTATGGTATCTAATAATTGTGTAATCTTGTTTAAATTGATGATGCGCGGCAACAACTTGTACTTCGTTGGCTATCTTACTACCGCCGTAACTCCATCTTGGATTAGTAACGTCATTAATTACCAATGGAACTGTTTCGTCAGTGGGTACAGTCCAATTAAATGTATCTACTGCACCGGCATAACTTTCGCAAGTTCCTGTAAAAATAAAACGTTTAACTTTGCCTGCGTATCTTTCTAACAAATATTGTGTAGGTAATAAATTGTCTCTAACAACGTCAAATGGTCTTTCATAAAAATGTTTGGTTCCGTTGAACGCCGCAAGATGTACTACAATATCAACATCGGGCAATAATTTAACATCTTCTAAGTTACTTAAATCAAACCCTAGTTTACGATCTGCTTCTATAACATGATATCCTAGTTCATCTAGTCTGCGACATAGATGTTGTCCAATGAATCCTCTACTACCTGTGACTAGTATATGCACAATTACCACCCAAATCTTTCTTTTACACTGGCCACTGTTGCTTCCCAGTGTTTTTCTTTCCAGTCTCTGAATGTTCGCTTATCATCTTGACGAATGGCTTGACTTTCACTGTATGTTTGATCTTTTGCCGACTGATTGAAGTTAAAGTGTGCATGAGCCAGTATAATGTCTTTTTGCCTGTTATCTCGGCCGAAGTGGTGATATAACTGCTCCCAAAATGTA